GTGCACGTTAGCTACTAACTTGTACGGTATCCTGTACGTGTCTAACGCGTGTACTAATAACACCAGTGCCTGTTTCATTGCGACAGCACCAGCTCCTTGTAACAATGTGTTTAATGCTGCGTGCTCGCTTCTCACTCGTAAGCGTCTGCCGTCTAACGAGGGCAATGTACCGCTACTGGCGAATTTTGCTACACGCTTTTTAAGATTGTCTAGTGCTGGTGTGTTACGAAGGAAAGAGTTTATTAGCTTCTCACCTTCCTTATAACCACCCCCGACTATTTGACCTATCTTTGCTGCTCCTGCACCATACAGGAAAGCATAGATGAATGTCTTAGCCTGATTACGGTCAGTTAGTCCTGCTGCTTTCATGTTAGCTGTGTGAATGTCACCGCTCAGTATCTCGTTGGTGTAGTTCTCATCACGCATGTAATGTGCCAGCATACGTAGCTCTAAACCACTGGCATCAATACCGACTAGTTTGCTGCCTTCAGGCACAGTCCAGAAAGATCTACATTCTGTACCGTATGGTGCTGACACTGACGGCACCTGAGCCATGTTAGGGCTGTGATGCGTCATACGTCCTGTCACTGCACCGTTGGTAATCACTCTACCGTGGACCCTGCCGTCCTTCTGAAAGGATAACCAAGAATCTATCTGTGCGGTGCGCTTTTGAAGCATTAGATACTCGTAGATCATCTTAGCTTCTGGTATGTCGATACCTTCCAAGACCTTCTCGTTAACAATGATAGCGCCCTTGTCTGTTTTTTTCTTAAACTTTACACCTACGCTCTGAAGCCTCTCAGCTATTTGCTTGCGAGATCCTACGTTAAACACTGTTACCTTATCCTTTAGGCGTTTTCCTGTCTTCTCGCTCCAACGCTCCTCGATTATTGGTAGGAACACTTTCTGTAGGTCTGCTGTTATCTGTAGCATCTTCCAGTTCAGTTCTACCCAGAGCGAGCTGGCTTGTTCTACGTTGAGCATGAAGCCGTTTCGTTCCTGCTGCGCCGTAATGATAGACACCTGTTTTTCTAAATCTACGCATTGTTCGCTGAATCCCTCGTTTTTAAGGCATTTGGTTATGTTTTTGTAAAGCTTAGTGGTGAGTGCTACGTCTTGTTTGCAATACTCTATCATCTCGTCTGACAAGCCACCGTCATAATCGCTAAAGTCAATCTTAGGATCTCCAAAACGCTCACCCCAAGAAGCTAAACTGTGACCGCCTTCCAGCGAGGGATTGTACAGTCTACTGAGCACTAGGGTATCCAATTGCTTGTTATTTGGCACACATAGTTTCCACACCTTGTCAAGAACTGGCGCGTCGAAGCCTGTTATGTTGTGACCAATCACGCCTACAGCATCACGAAGAAGAGGTTCCAGAGTCTCTGCTGTAGTGTGTACAGCCATATTCCCTGTATGTACTTCTTCAGTTACTACGCACCAAATCGTATCGTGCTTAGTGTTGGTTTCTATATCTAGTGTAATCAACATAATACTGACTCGCTTTAGTTTCTTTGTTGCTGTGTTTGTCGTAAGGGTTAGTATATTTTATTTGAGCTTTACACTCTTGTAGGTCAATTACCCAGCTTCCAATCTTGCTCATATTCTTGGCTCTCCAGTATGTTATCTGATTCAGACCGCAGGTCTTCTCTGTCGATCGTGTTTATTTCATTGTCGGTGTAAAAGTAGCAACCATTGCACATATCTAAATAATCACCACTTTGTACTGACTTTCTAGTAGATTCAAAATCCGTTAATGCCTTATTACACGCTAAACATCTCATTACAGGGCTTCCTCTCTAATTTCGTTCATTCTACCAGTGTTAGCGTCGAATAACAACCCACCTGCTTTGCCTGTAGTGCCGCAGAAGCGATTCTTCAACACTCTGACGTTAGTCGTGTTGCGCTCTATAGGGTCATCAGCCTGACCGTTTCGCTCTAGCCCTATCACCATGTCTGATAACTGTGCGATGGACGCAGAGCCTCTGAGCTGTGACAGTGAACTGACTGCACCCTCTTCGTGACCTTTACCGTCTGGTCGTTTTAAATGGCTGACCATGAATAGTGTTACGCCTGTTTCCTGAACCAACATACGTAGCTTTGTGCATATCTCGTCCAGCGCCTTGCGCTCGTCACCGTTACTCTGAGCTGATACGACAATAGAAACATGGTCTAAGAAGATGTACTTGGTGTCTAACGCCTTAGCCATGTAACGACAGCGGGCAATGATATTATCAACACTGGTGCTACCGAAGTGGTCAAACAGAAACATTCTCTGCGTTCCCATAGTGTTTTCGAAGGCTTCCCAGCGTTCTTGTTCAGTGCTTTCTGTGTCTGGCAGGTGTAGCGGCTTATTTGCGGCTAACGACATTAACGACAATGCTGTCTTTCTGGCGTTCTCCTCCAAGAATAGTAGGCCAATGTTCTCTTCTGAGTTCTTCAGGATGTGCCACACTATCTCTCTAACAAACTGAGACTTGCCTAGTCCAGATCCTGCTGTGATTGTCACCAGCTCTGCCTCTCTAATGCCGTATGTTAGCTTATTAAGGCTGTCCCACGGGTACATAACTGCTGACTTCTCTAATGGCTTGTTAACCTCTTCCCAGAGTGCGGCACCGTTAATGATTCCATCGGGCACAAACTTCTCTGCCGCCCAGAATGCCGCGGTAAAGTCTTTTATATTGTTATCCATTAGGTAATCGTTAGCATCTTTGTACTGTGGCGGGTGCTTCATCACTGCTGACTTACCACCAAACAGCTCTGCTACCTCTCTGGCTGCTTTCTGGCCCACATCGTCGCTATCAAAACATACGATAATAGCATCGAAGGTGTCTAACCACTCGTAAGCTGCTTTACAATCCTTTAGAGCTGCGCTAGCGCCGTTACGTACACTAACACAAGGGTATTTGCTGCCTTGCATCTGGTAGCCTGCTGCGGCATCGTACTCACCTTCGAAGATAGTGACATATCTACCGCCGCCAGTGAACAATTGCTGTCCAAATAGTGTGGCATCTTTCCAATCTCCTACGGTTGAGAATTGCTTATCTGCCATCCTTACTTTAGCTGCCACGGGTATGGTATCGCTCTCTGAGCTGTAGTAACTAAAATACGTCTTCTCTGGTGTATCTAAAATGCCGTAAGTCTTGCAAGTTGCCGTTGTTAGTCCTCTAACTGGTATTGCAGAATAGCGGCCAGTAGTAAGTAGATTCTCTACTGAATTAAAACTAGGTTTTGCCTTAGGCTCAAAACTCTGAGGAACTTTAATGGCGAAATCGCTATCATCTTTCCTGGTGTATTTGCTACAGGAATGGCAGTAGGTACTTGTTTCGTTAACCTGTAGTGCGTCTGAACTGTCGCAATCTGGGCAGGCTTGGTGTGTTTTATTCATTCTTCTGTCTCCTCATACGCCCTACCGAACGATATTATCATCAGTGGTAACAATAGGATAGTTCCTTGGAATGGTCTGACTAGCAACTCTTCTGTGAAGGTGTTGTATAAGTATATTGGCCTAGAATCAACAAACTCTAAATCTAAACCAACCCCGTTACGTAACTCAATACTAAAACTCCTGCCGAAAATGGTTGTATAAAACATTATTTATCCTCTCTGGTACGTGTAAAAATCATGTCATACTCGTTGCTCTCGTGTATGAAGTCCACTATCTTACCTGAACTAATCTGGTAAAACAATGCTGCTTGAGTAACGTCGAAAGTACCGTTGGCAACATCATGCGCTGCCTTCATCACTGCTTGAACCTCTGGCGATAACTCACCCCCATTTACCATATATTCTCTAAACATTAACTAGCCTCCTATTAAGCCATTTTGCAGATAGTTTCGCGCTCTCTGTCTCCAGTAGAGGCCATATTATAGCTCTCTCCGAAGGTCTAATTTCTTTATCGGTAAAGCTCTCTTTATAGTGCATACGACCGTGTAGGGTGCTATGTGGAACCCCAGATATAATAGACAGCTCTTTTAAGCTGTAGCGGTGCCCCTCTAACAATCGTTTATGTGTCGATTTGTTAACATAAGTATTGATTTTTTGCATTGTTTCAGTTTCCGTAGTTTATTTTAGCCTAAAAATAGTATATAAATGACTATATAGTTCAAAAGCGCAACTTTAAAGCCCTTTCTAATAATCATTAATTGTTATCTTCTAACGCCTCTCGTGCCCTAGAGTCTTTAAAGTCTTTCTCTAACGCTCTTTGTAAGTGATAGTCCATGAAATCGTGCAAAGCCTCAATAGTCTCCATGTCGTCGCTATCGGGCGTAAACATGTTCACCTTTTCCAAATAGTTTGCGTTCGTTACTATGTCCCGCAATAGAATATAAAATTGCTCTTTGTTCTCTCTATCGCTTGGTTCTGGTGTTAAGTGTTCGTCGCCGTGTAGCCAACTATGATCTCTACTTTGCATGATAATATTCTCCAAAGGGTTCACGTATAAGGTTTAGAATGTTTATTAAATCTTCGTCCGCAATATCGCAATAGGCACTGATAGTCTCAATTTTAATTCCGCAATCGTCAAAGATCTCGCAAATTCCGGTAAATATCATCAGCCCATCATCACCATCAG